CGAGGCGAGCTGGCGTGAATAAACCGAAACCTACTCAGACTCCAATCAAGAGTTGGATGGGCTGACATGAATAAACAGGCATCGCTGAGAAGCGCCCCTAAATGGACAAAGACACACTAGACGACGCCAAGGAAGATTTCCGAGCCTGTTCTGACGCTGAGACCGAGCAGCGCAAGGTTTCTCTGGATGATCTGGAATTCGCTCGTCTGGGAAAGCAATGGCCTGTTGAAGTCGAGGATCAGCGAAAGAAGGATGGGCGTCCCTGCCTGACGATTAACAGGCTTCCCGCATTCATCAAGCAAGTCACCAACGACGCCCGCCAGAATCGGCCGTCGATCACGGTTCATCCTGTTGGCGACGGCGCAGACAAGGAAACGGCCGAGATTCTTAATGGCCTCATTCGCAATATCCAGAACGTAAGCCGGGCTGATATTGCCTATGACACTGCCTTGGATTTCGCGGTCACGATGGGTTTTGGATATTGGGTGGTGCGAGACCAATATTCACACGATGATTCCTTCGACAAGGATCTGATCATCGAGCGGGTGAGCAACCCCTTTTCGATTTACGGTGATTGGGAGAGCAAAGATGCGACCAGCAAGGACTGGAACCGAGCTTTCATCACCGACCTATACACCAAGAAGGCTTTTGACAAGCGCTGGCCTGATGCCGATGCATCGAGTTTTCAATTAGACGGGACGGACGAAGACACGGCGCTATGGTTTGTCGAGGAGATGATCCGCGTGGCCGAGTGGTGGACTCGGTCCGAGATCATCGTTCCGCTTTTGAAGCTATCCGATGGGACGGTGCTTAACGAGAGCACCTACCTGCAACAAGGAGAAGACGGGTTCAGCCTAAAAGATGTCCTTGATGCGCAGGGGATCTCGGTCGTCGGATCACGCCCCTCCAGGTCTTACAAGGTCACGCAGAAGATCATTACCGGATGCGATGTTCTGGAGACGAACGAGTGGAAGGGCAAATTCATCCCCATCGTTCCGGTGTACGGCGATGAGATTAATGTCAATGGCAAAAGGTACTTCCAATCTCTGGTTCGTTTCGCCAAAGACCCGCAGCGGATGTTTAACTACTGGCGCACGGCCAGTACAGAACAGGTTGCGCTGGCAAGCAAAATGCCTTGGGTGGGAGCTGTTGGTTCGTTTGCTACGGATTCTGCGAAGTGGGATCAGGCCAATAACGCATCGCTTCCATACGTCGAGTACGACCTAGTTGCCGGGGCTCCGCCTCCGCAGCGACAGCCATTTCCCGGTGTTCCACCAGGTGCGCTGCAAGAGGCGCTTAACGCGTCGGACGACCTTAAGAACATCATGGGCTTGCACGATGCAAGTCTGGGGGCGAGGAGTAATGAAACTTCCGGCATCGCGATCAAGGCCAGACAGCATGAGGGCGACGTTTCGACCTTCAATTTCATCGACAACTTATCTCGGGCAATTGAGCACACGGGCACGATCCTTGTTGACCTAATCCCGAAGCACTACAGCGAAGCGCGGATCATTCGATGTTTGAAAGAGGATGGGTCCACCTTTTCCGTTCCCATCAACCAGCCCGCCCAGCCCGTTCAAGGCCAAGAGCCTCCGACCCCGGGCCAGACGCACGACGAGTACGAGCCCGCCCAAGAACACATCGAAGGTATGACCAAGGTGTTTGACCTGACGGCCGGCAAGTATGACGTTACCGTGGCGGCGGGCCCGAGCTTCACGACGCGCAGGGAAGAGTCTGCCGAACAGATGATGGAATTCATCCGTGTGTTCCCGCAAGCCGCTCCATTGATCGGGGATTTGCTGGCGAAGAACCTTGATTGGCCCGGCTCCGATGAAGTGGCGGCGCGTCTAAAGGCGATGCTTCCACCGCAAGCTCAATCTGGCATCCCGCAAGTGGTGCAACAACTGCACCAACAGCTTCAGCAACAAGATGGCATGGCGAAGCAGGCCGTGGGCCAATTGCAGGAACAGCTCCAACAGGCGCAAGCGCAGCTCCAAGACAAGTCGCAGGACGCAGCCCTGAAAGCCAGGGAGCTGGATATCAAAGAATTCCAAGCCCAGACAGATCGGATTAAAGCCGTGACCGAGGGCGAGGCAAAACAGAGAGAGCACCAGCTCAGAGTCATTGAGGCAGCAAGCGCAGCGGCACAGCCGCAGGCACTGCCAGAGAACACGAGCGAACAGCCCCCGCTCGGATAGCCATTCTGGCTTTTTAGGGGTAGCGCATCGCTGAGAAGCGCCCGCAGGAGCACTAGATGCTTGACGCCATAGTGGAACAACCAGCAGTTGACCTGCCGGACTCCAGTGCCGCACAAACGGCAACCCCCGCGAACAGCAACGCGGATTCCCCCCAAGACCTTGCCGATCGCCTCGATGCGGATTTGGACCAAACGGCCCAAACACCCACAGACGAGGAGATCGAAGAGGAGTTGGAAGGAGTGAAAGTCAAGGGCAGCAAAGAAGCTCTTGAAAAGCTGAAGGCCGAACGCCTGATGCACGCCGACTACACGCGCAAAACGCAAACGGCAGCAGAGGAGCGAAGGGCCGCAGAGGCAGAACGGGCGCAATACCAACAGGCTGCGAAAGTTCACCAGGCCTTTATCGAGGAAATAGCGGAGATCAAGTCGATCGAAAAGACGCTGGGCCAGTACGCGAACGTGAACTGGCAGCAGTGGGCAGATGCAGATCCGGCCGCAGCCTCAAAAGCACACATCGCCTACACACAACTGCAAGCCCGTCGCGGACAGTTGATGGGCGAGGTCACGCAAAAGGACCAACAGCTCCGGTCGTTTGCCGAGCGAGAGATCGCCAAACGGACAAATGAAGCGGAAGCGGTGGTGATGCGTGAAGTGAAGGATTGGTCCCCCAAGAAGTATGGCGAGTTCCAGGAGTTCGCCAAGTCTCGAGGGATCGAGCCGGAAGCGTTGCGTCAGATGCTTGTCAACGTGCCGCAAAGCGCGAAGATTTTGGACCTGGCCCTGCAACAGGACCGCCTTCTCAAGCAGCGAGCCGCAAAACCGCCAGTCGCCCCGGCCCAGCCGGTAACGCGATTGAGCGGAGCCGCCGCAGCGAACACGAAACCGCTCTCGGAAGTGTCGGATGCTGAATTCATCCGCCGCCGCCGCGAGTACATCTCCAAACACCGCTAACGCCGAGAGGCGCTGAGGAGTTCTCATGAGCAACACGCTCAAAGTAATCGACATGGTGGCGAAAGAAGCGCTGCGCATCGCGCACGAAAAAGCCACCTTCATTTCAACGATCAACCGGGACTATGACGATTCGTTCGCCAAGACCGGCGCAAAGATAGGCTCGACGCTTCGAGTCCGCGACCCCAACCAATATACGCGCCGTCAAGGTTCGCGTGTAATGGACGTTCAGGACCAGAACGAGAGCACGCAGACCGTCACGATGGCAACGCAGGACGGCGTTGACATGCGTTTCAACTCTGCGGAACTGACCTTGAACACGGACGATCCGTCAGCCGTTGATGCGTTTTCCAAGCGCTACATCGAACCGGCCATGTCGGTTCTGGTTTCTGGCATCGACGGTGACGCCATCGCTCAGGCGACGAAGGACGTTTACAACGTTGTCGGCACGGCTGGCACGGTGGTTGGTGCATCGGGCGACGTCTCGGCTCTGTTCAACGCGCGCGCGCGCCTGAACCAGATGCTTGCCCCGAAGGACCAGAACCGCAACATTCAGGTTGACTCGGTGACGATGGCCTCCATCGTGAACGGCGCGAAAGCCCTGTTCAACCCGCAAGGCCAGGTTAACAAAGCGTTCACCGAAGGCTACTACTCGCGCACCGCGATGGCGGACTTCTACGAAAACGAGCGCACTTGGACGTTGACGAACGGCTCTGACGTGACCGGCACAACCGATGCGGCTTCGTTGGTGACGGATGGCGGCTCGACGGTGGACATGCATTCGACGGTCGCCGTTGCCACGCAGGTTGTTGGTGAAGTCTTCACCATCGCCGGTGTCTACGCCTGTCACCCGGAAACCAAACAGTCGCTGGGTTACCTGCAGCAGTTCGTCATCACGGCGATTGGTGCGAGCACGACCACTGTGTCGCCTTCGATCTATCTGGGCCTATCCGGCACGACTGCTGCGAAGCAGAACGTGTGCAAGTCCGATGGCACGAAGCTGGCCCTGACGGACTTCAACTCGCAGACCCTCACGTTCGTCGGCTCGGCCTCCACGGCGTACCGCCAGAACCTGATGTACCACAAGGACTTCTTCACGTTCGTGTCGGCTGACCTCCCCATCATGGACGACGCTGCAAAGTGCGTTCGCAAGACGATGGACGGTCTTTCGACTCGGGTGTGGATGGCCTCTGACATCCGCAATGACGAATTGCTGCTGCGTATCGACATGCTGTACGGGTTCAAGACGATCCGTCCGGCGTGGGCCTGCCGCATCACCAACTAAGCCCACTGAAAGGACACGATCATGGCTTTCTCTTCCACGACTCGCCAGAACTACGAGCAGTTGTCGTATCACAGCCCGAGCCTGTCGCAGCATACCGCTGCGGCGCGCGAAATCATCGAATGCACTGCGGCTACGCAGCTCACGGCGCAGCAGTCTGGCGCCCTGGTGCTGATGGACGCAGCGGCTGGTTTCACGATCACGCTTCCGCCCGTTCCGATTCCCGGAATGTTCTTCGAGTTTCTGCAAACGGTGACGCAAACCTCCGGCACGCAGAAGATCATGGCGGGCACCGGCATCTTCCTGCTGGGCGAGGTACTGACATACAGCACGGCCACGGCCTCCCCGGCTGGCTTCGCTTTCGATGGCTCGACGCACATCGCGTACACGTCCAACGGGACGACCACGGGCGGCATCATCGGCACGCGCATCAAGGTCGAAGCCCTTTCGGCAACGGTCTGGGCGATTACCGGCGTTGTGGTGGGATCCGGCACTCTGGCAACTCCCGCATCGACGACCTAAGCCGCAAGGCTTTCTCAGGGCCCCTCTTGCAGGGGCTTTTTCTTTTGGAGCGCACATGGCAACGCGGATGCAACACCCGGAACACGGCTGGACCCACGCCTACGACGAAGGCGAGGTTGCGCGTCTGGAAAAGCTCGGTTGGTCTGTTGAAAAACCGCCCGTAGTCGAGCCGCCCCAAAAGAAAAAGCCAGGCCCAAAACCAAAGGCTAAGTAATGGCGTTTTCCACCTACACGGAGTTGAAGTCGGCTATTGCCGACAACGCGCACAGAGACGACCTCACGAATCAGATCGTCGATGCGGTCGCGATGTGCGAGGCGCGCATGTACGACCTGATGATCCTTCGTGACATGGAGTCGGACGAGGCGCTGACTCTGACGCAAAACCAGAACTACGTTGCACTTCCCGCTGGCTTTATTAGTCCGATCAAGTTCTGGCTCGTTGTGAGTACCGTTCGCATTCCTCTGCAACCTTTGTTGCCGCAGGACATGCCT